TTGTACGTATTCACATCCAGGTCTTCACGTCTTTCCTCTAACCGTTGACGAGCTTGTTTCTTGGTTCTGTAAAACTCATAGAAGCACAGCGCATCAATACGGTCAGTCACGTTTGCAATGCCCATTCGGAATGTGTCTAAGTCAGAAATCGTCTTGGGCATAAGAGATTAACTTGTAGTTATTGGCTAGGTCATAACATCTTATGCCGTACACCTCCGCAGGACTTTTCCTGTCGTAGTATTCGTCCATCAAGCAAAGGGAAGGTGTTTGTTTTTCACGGACATACTTTAAAAGTTTAGTTCTTCTCATCTCTCGACTCCCAAATGAAATTGTCAAACAAGTCCATGTATCCATCACACCTCTCTAGTTTTTTATTTATTCGCTCTTCTAAGTCTTTACGTCCTTTATAAGAAAGTTTTAGGTTACACAGGTGCTCGTATGCGTCATCAAAAACGTCCCTTAAGAAAGATACATCCTTATAAGATAAAGTGATCTCTCTCTTAGGATAGAAAGCAACACGGCAAACCTTGCCGAACTTACCTGTGATGTCGTCGTAACCTTCAATCGAATCCTCACAATCGTAGGTGAAGTCAGCTTCATACTTTTTAAGTAAGTCAGCATATTCCCTATACTTTTCGTTGTCGATTAGAGATTTATTTAGAAGGAGATTGGAAAGTTCGCTGTCAATCTTGTAAAACTTATATCCTTCAGAGGCTGCTAAATAATCCATGTTGAGTTTGACATAGGTTTCAAAGTTTTCGTACTGGTGATGTGGATTAAATTCTTCTGTGAAGTTGTCCATGATTGTTCCTTAGATTTGTTCAACGATTGATTCCAGCTTGTTCCTCACCAAGCCTCTATATCGCATCGTCATTTGAAGATTGGAATGTCCTAATGCAGAAGCTATGTCTGCTAAATCTCCTCCGTATGAAGCGATTAAGGCGGCGTATGCGTGTCTTAAATCGTGAAGTCTCAGCTCTTGATAGCCGAGGATTTCACAGCAGACTTTCAATGCTTTGCCTAAGACACGTGATGCTTCGTTATGATTAGGGATTCTCTTTCCGTCCGGATATAAAAACGGAACCGCTCCGCACTGAAACAAACACCTCAGCTCTTTGGTGAGCGGAACAACTCGTTCAATTGTCTTTGTCCTTCTGCCCACAGGTTTGTGAATCACAATGGCTTTGCCGTCAGACCTGATGTCCTGATAGGTAAACCTCATTGCTTCACCCAAACGTGCACCTGTATGCGCAAGAAGGAGAAGGGAAGGGTAAGCCCAAGGATAAACTCTCTTTGCAACTTCGAGAATCATATGAAGCTGCTCAGGCGATATGTCTACATACCGAGTATTATTCACGTAGGGGAGAGGAATAGGAGTCGGTCTACCGATCAGTGCGGAACGATAACCGAAGTTTCTTATTGCTCTCACCTGTACGAGAATCCTCTGCCGTGTTGCAGGAGCTTTGCCTTCCCAATGATGGGAGGCAATCGCTGCCAATTCCACGCCGTCCGTCTCAGCGTCCAGCTCACCGAACACATGACGAATGGTTCTCAGCTTCTCTAAAAGAGAAGCCCCGAGTTGCGGGGCTTCTAGAAGTTTGTACGCTATGTACTTATCTATCAGATCATTTACTCTCATTTTGTGTTCCTTTCCTTATAAGAACGAAGAGTGAAACGAGCCATAAAAATAGGGAAGTTCTCGTCAATAAAATCAAGAACTTCCCATTCATCCACGCACATAAATGTGCGGTACATCTTTTCCCATAGGCTGTGGTCTATGTCTTTGCAATCTCCCTCCATGTAAGCGTTAAGGATTTCATACAATTCGTCGGTGGAAAATACATCAACGAAGTCGGTCAGGAATCTGTTTAATTCGATCGCTGTATTCGTCTCTGTGTTCCCACCAATCTTTTGGAACCCCTGTTTTTTGCTGAAACTCCTCGTTGTCATATTGCTTTAATCCTTCAGTAACTTCGAGAACACGCTGAGCTCCGTTGTTCATCCCAAGTGCTTCCCTTGCTCTGAATAAGTTCACTCTTATCGAGTTCTCACTAACATCGAACACCTTGCTGAGTTCGTCTATCTTTGCGCCGTATAAAAAGAAGGCGCTTAAAATAAGGAGACGTTTAACAGTCAGAGCTTTGAGTTCAACTATTACATTGGTTTCAGTTTTGTCTGTAACAGGAAGAGCGTTGTGAACGGCCTGTGTTTTCAGATTAAACTCACCCGTGGATAGTCTCTGAAGCAACTCTTCGTAAGCTCGTTTGTAAAAATCTCGTTCGTCTCTAAGGGACTGAATGTTTCTTTCTAATTTTTCCATCACGTATCTCCTATAAGGAAAGGATTGGAAACAATTATACATATATTTCCAATCCTTAGTAATGTTCAGATATGATTACCTGAAAAGTTTTTCTTTTATTACTTAACGTTAACATCTATAGTACGGCTTCTTTTTTCTCCACCGTTTGAAACTCTTGTAACGAGCAGATTGATTCTCAAATTTGATCTGATCTTTCCTCCATTCGTCCTCCTGTGTACGAACATATTGGTTATAGATTTCAACTGCTTTATCTCTGTCGTGAGTTTGTTCAAGACACGCATACCAAATCTTATCTAGAGACATTTTCCTTAGTCGTAAGCAAATCTCACGAGCAATTGGGCTGAGTTTCATAGCTTCTTCGATAGGGATGATGCCCATGTTATTTCTCCTCTGCGATGATCTGTGCCATACGGGTTAAGACTTTACGACTTAGATTTCCACACTCAACTTTGATGTTATCTGCGAACGCTTTATCTAATGTAACTCCAAGACCTATTCCGAAAAGATGAATCCCATTTTTATCTGCAAACTTCTTACAGTTAATGGATAAGTATTCCTCTGCATTAGAGTCAAGATCACCGTCAGTAAGGACGATAAGAATCTTTTTCTTGGTCAGCATACTTGCTTGGCGAAGCAATAAGATAGTTACAGCTTCAGCAATTGGTGTGTAGCCGAAGCCACAGTGTGAGTTAAACTCCAATCTTTCTTTGGTAACTGGTTGGTCAATCCTTTCGCTTAGCGTTTTGATTGCGGTGAGACTGCGAAATATCTCTGCACCTGTTGCCTTTGACTCAAAAAGAACGTCCCTTCCATGTCCGGGAAAGGCAAAGATTTCAGTTCGACATCCCACAGATTCACAAGCCTTGCATAACACGTAGGCTGTTTTAGTTGATTCAAACATCCTTTCCCTTCCCATCGAACCGCTTGTATCCATTAAGAATGTGACGGTTGTGTCCATCTCTCTTCCGTCTTTGCGATTCCTGTATACATAAGG